CCGTACTCTGACTTCTTCGTGGTCTTCTTAGTGTCAGAGCCCTTCTTTCCACCTGCCCTTGGCCCCTTGTTTACCCCAGGCTTTTTCTTATTCATTAAACACCTCCCTACGCACAGACAATCATCAACTTACCACTTTGGAGGGTTGGGACAGCAAGACCATCAACCCAACCAGGGTCATAGACTGAGGATTCAAAGTCATTGGCCTCAGAGGCCTTCGCATCAAAGATCACGCGGGTCCCAGATTGATTTGTGACGATTGCTGAGTGCCCTGCCGTGGTCGCACCAGTCCAGGTGATGCTCGTGACCTTTAATTGCGCCATCCATAACGGATCAACACCTGGTGTATCGATCAAGAAATGCCGCGGGCCAATCTGGTTTACCATGCTCTACTCCTCTTTAGATGGTTCAGGTTCCTCAGCCGTGATCTGGGCATTGGCTGAGTGCGCCGGAAAGACGTACAATTTTGCACACTTCCCGTCATTTGAGAGCACGATAGCAACGTTACCCTCATGATTGATGATCTCTCCAGGTCTAAACTGGAGCTTCTTCGTTGTTGGTTTTGCCATAAGCACTCTCCTTGATAGAGTAAGGGTGGCAGTTGCCCACCACCCTAAGGGTTTAGGTCCCTGCAGAACCCCAGGTACCGGGCCAATTGGACGCACCGTCAGAGGCACGATAGAATGCAACATGCTTCAGCGACCTGGTGTCGAAGTCATCAGCATAGTCCTCGTCAAGTGGATGACGATCAAAATGGTTCAGCTTGTGGCGAGATTTCTCCGCAAGACCAAACCAGGCCTTCGTGGACGTCAAATACCGACCAATGAAGGGTGACAGGCCCTTGTTATTGATAACATTGATCGTGTTCTCAGCGGTGTATGGCTTCCACTCAGAACCAAGGATCTCCTCAATCACCCACCGTAACTCCGGAGGAACCACGATGGTATTGATGGTATGCTTCACCAACAGGCCACGACCATCAATCATTCGCTCGCACTGGTTGATCATCAACTGCAAACCAGAGTAGCTCAGATCGATGTCCGTACCCGGACGGTTGGGATAGGTACCCTGGACATAGGCACCAACACCGATGATGGAGGCCGGAACAGCCACCGTCGCAGGCAACCCACCCAGGAGTGGATGCGCCGAGTTAAACAAAGAAACACCGTCCACCGTAATCTGCGTGGTGAACCCAAGGTTCAATACATTCCAAGCATTGGTCTCCCTGGTGTGCGTCGCCGTGCGGGCAAAATTCATCGGAACTTTCTGGATGAGCCCATACTGGTCATCCTCCAGGAGTTCAAATGAATACCGCACACCCTGCCCAAACGTCGAGTGAGTATAACGGTACGAACCGCCCTGAATCACGTCGTCATAGTTGATCGGTTGGCCCTCATCCTTGGTAGTCATTGGGCCAAGGCCTGCGAACTCAACGTCGTCCTCATAGGCCTTGTCAGACGTCGGAGTGTTAAAGATCTTGTCATACTCCGAGTCCCGTGCCTCCAACTGAGTCTGCTGATCCATCAACTCATGGATACCAGGCGCCATCAGTTGGGCATAGTTTCCGCGTGTCATCATAATACTATGCACCTCCCATCTGGGCGGCCGCACTGATGAATCGGAAAAATTCCCGACCACCAAGACGACCAGCATCACCGGCATAGACCCCGGTAATTACGATGCTGTCTGATTTTGTCTTGTCAATGAACCAATACCCGTTGGTGTCCTTGGTCAGACCGAATGCCTTACCGACATCCGTCTCCAAGGCGGCGACCGTGTCCAAGGTCTGAACCTGGAACTCGGTGGTGTCATCAGCGAGCTGGACACCAATCTTCCCATCATTGATGGGCGCCCCGCGAGGGATATTTACTGCTGAGGGTTGATTTTGAACCTCCCCGAACGTCAAGGTCTTCTTGACGCCCACGGTGGTCAGATTGGAGGCGGGTTCGACGGCAACCCCAGCAACCTTGGTTGTCGCCACTACCCCCGACCATTCTGCAACCCCGCCATCCACGGCATTATCTCGAAAGACAGGGGTCCCAAACTTGAAGGTTTGAGCTGCCTTCTCTTGATAACGACGGATGGATGCCTGACTATCGGTGGTGGTTCTTGCCACCACGATAGGTACGGCTTTACCCGCCATGAGAGTGGTCTCCTTTCATTAAGATCTGGTAACTGTATGAGTTACCGCTTGACTGGCATCAATTAGCCGGTCAAGTTGCACCTGATCCGGCGCAAAGGGGGTAAGATGCCCGCCTGACCGCTTCATCAATCCCTTCATCTCCTCCATGGCAGCTTCCGCGGTCTGGCCAGCTGCCATCTTGGTACGGAGGACCAAGGCCTTCATCGCAGAGGCATAAC